GTCAGTTTGCAGCTGCTACTTGGTCTGCAGATCGGAGATTTATGTTTGAAATGTTTCAAGTATATTTGCGAGATACGGATTTGCCGGTTATTTGTCCTAATAATCATTTAGTGACTGGCGTCCGTTCTAATATCATAGGTTCAATACCTTTGAAATTTCTTGCTCTTCGTCCATTTTCTGGTTATAATTGTGCTTATGGAGGTACAATTGATTTTCCTTATGTAAGCAACGGTAAATATAATGTAGAGGATACTTTGCGAACACAATTACCTAAAATGATAAAATCTCAGATTGGTTTTGGTCCTATTTTTAATATGCAGTATGCTATGAGGGCCATTCAGTTTTATTATTTGTATTGTGTAGATTTGGAAAAACAGAAATGGCAATTTGATTTATCAGCATTAGATAAGATAGTACATGATGGACAAACGAAATCAGGTTTTGGTGAGTATGATTATACTAATTTACCGAAAACTTTAGATGGTTTGACAATAAATTGGGTTCAGTCTCCAACTCGTTATCAAGCCCGTTTTTCAGAAATGCGTCGTGTTTATCGTATATTAGCTAATGCGCTTCGGTGTGCGGTGTCTGGTCCCATTCCGGTGGAGAAGAGAGATTTTTTAGGATATCTTTCAATTAGTATTAAAGATCAAAATCGTAATGAATTTTGCGATGAAGGGAAGGATCCTAAAGAATATTTTACCAAAGGTAGGTTGTTTTATTTGGCGAAGGATTGGCTTTTTATGCATTTTTTTAAATTTCGTCATAATGAAAGGACCTATTATCCTCTCAATTGGGATAAATTGGGTAGTCGGTTCATTGTGGCTCGTAATGAAATTGGTACTAAATGGATTTACGGAGGGGCTACTATGAAATATAATGCTTTGCGTGGGAGTGAAGGGGATGTTTATGTAAAAGTTCAGGTTGGGCGCGTGATAACTTATAACTTGCAGAAGAGAGGTACAAGGTTATTTGCTACATTTGATGTTAAGTCTTTAGATTTGAGTATTTTGTCTCAAATGTTGCAATGTTACATGTTTGCAAGTAAATATCATGTGATAAATGATAATTCGGTGGAATATAAAATGTTTTGCTATTTAGTTGAAGTAGCAGCCGAACTGTTGTCAGGGAAGGTTATGCGATGGATAGAAGATTTTGTAATTTTAATTGGTACAATGCCTTCTGGGTCAGCAGAAACATCACATGGTAATACTTGGATTATGATAGTCTTTGTGTTCTTATCTTTTTATTTCTTTGTTATTTCTAATACTAAAGGAGAAGAACAAGTTAAAGTTATAAAAGCATTGTATACATGCCAATTGATAAGTCTGAATTATGGGGATGATTCAGTATATTCCTACCCTGCGGAATTGGATGATTTAGTGGGAATAGATAAAATGGCAGCGTTTGCAAAGCAGGCTTATCGAATGGATTTTCGTGATATTAAAAAGGACTCGTCTTTGATTACTTATCTTGCTTATCATTTAGATCGTGGTTTTCTACATTATATAGTGGATGGTCCCTCTTATTTAAAACGAAGATTTGTTAAATCAGAAAATTTTGGATTGAAAGGAATTGCAGAAGTTGTACCTTATAGACCTTTTTTCCAATATACTTGGAGAGCAGCAATACCTAAAGATCGAACTAAGGGACCAGAATTTAATTTAGCTCGTTTAATAGGGTTAGCTTATGATACATTAGGATTAGATATCATGAGCTATCGGTTTTTAGAAGTGTATTTCCAAGAGTTCTATAATCATTCGTTAGCCAATTATAAACCTTCTGAAATCCAGAAAATAGTTGAGGAAGGGCTACTTACAGATTCAAAGTATTTTAATAAAGTTGGAATATTTGAAGTAGATCCGTTTTTCCCCACTCGAGAGAAGTTGTTGAAGTTAAATGATTACAGATTTTATGAACATGTTAAAACTTTTGGTAATCGTACTTGGCAAGACTGGATAGGTAAGAAGATTTATAATTGGCTAACGAATGATTATAGAACTCTTGGAAATACACTTCTAAAAACCGATAGCTCATGATATCTAATCCTAAT